GTAATTTTTAAAAGCAATATCAAAATTGTGTATCATACTTTTTAGTTCTTCCCACCAAACAACTATATTATCAGAATTTGCAAAAAACTGATCATCTTTTTTATGGAGTGGAGAAGCATTTTCAAAAACTTGTCTGTTCATAGTTTTATTAAACTTATATTGATTCTCAAACAATTTTATAGCTTTGTTACATTCTTCTTCAGTAATGTAATTATCATACATACCTATAAAATTTTCTATTTTACTTTCTTTTTTTATTTCTGTTTTTTCTTCCATTATTTTTTCTCCATAAATTTAATTTTTTTATCAAAATCAAAACTATTACTATTTTGAGAAATATTAAATATTAAACTATATCTGTTATTGTCTCCTTCATACGGATCAAATCCATGTAATACTTCTGGAGGAAATATATAATAATCACCTGGCTCCGGAGTTATTTTTAAATTTAATTCAGGAAATATTAAATCACATCCTTTTGTTAAATATAACGCACCATGTAAACAAGGATGCATATGATAGTTTAAACTGTCTCCTTTTTTTATTTCATTACCCCAAGCACTTTCAACACAATTTTTTTCTAAAAAATATTTAAAAATATTTGAATGAGTTGTTTGATGAGTATTTATTAAATAAATTATAAAATTTTTAAAACTATCATTATCTAAAAAATGAGTCCAATTAGTCATACCTCCTTTTACGTTAGTATGATTTGTCATTTCAAGATTTAAATTATTTTTTATATCTAGTATAAAATTGTGAATTATATCTGGATAAGGGTAGTGTCCACATATTATATTTACTGTTCTAGGATAAGTAATATTTAAACTAGTTTTAACTTCATTTAATTTATTGTTTTTATTTATAAAATTAATCATTATCCTACTAAAATGTTACAAGTAATTCTTTGCCAATTATATGTTTCTGACTCAGGTGATTCTCCTTTGTGGTATTGTTCCGAATCAAATATTACAGCACTACCTGGTTTAAATTTAAATTCTTCTCCATCAACATAAAAAGAACCTCTCCAATCCGGTTGCCAAACAGGAGTCATAAATAATACTATTGACTTTAATTGTAAATCTGTTTCTTCATCTCTATGTAACCAGTGTTGGGATTTTTTACCGTCATAAGTAACATTTAACCACATTCTAATTATTTGAGTAGGTATCCCTTTATTTTTATCATCTAGTAATTTTGCTATTCTATAAACTAAAGTTTGTCCCCAGAGAAAAAATGGATGATGCTCAACTATATCACCAACTTTAACGGTTAAAACAGGAGCGCCTAATCTAGGATCTTTGTCTGATCCTGACAAACCATTTAGTTTCCAATTTGGAGTGCTTACAATTTGATTATACATATAAAACAATTCTTTTTGAGAAAGAACATTATCTAGTATTGTAGTTTTCATTTATATTTTCTATCTTTCATTCTCTATAAAACTAATATATAATGTAAATCAATTATTTCAAGGGTTTTTTATGTTACAAAAATTAGGATTTTTACCAGGGTTCAACAAACAAGTTACATCTACCGGAGCTGAATCACAATGGACAGGTGGAGAAAATGTACGTTTTAGATATGGTACACCTGAAAAAATAGGCGGCTGGAATCAATTAGGGACTGATAAATTAACTGGAGCAACTAGAGAATTGCATCACATGGTTAACAAAGCTGGAATTAAGTTTTCTGCTATTGGTACAAACAGAATTTTATATGTGTATTCTGGAGATGTGTATTACGATATACATCCTTTAGTTAATCCATCAGGCACAGCAATTACAAGTGCATTTAGCACAACTAACGGATCTCCTATCGTAACTCTTACATTTGGTAGTGCACATAATTTTGAAGAAGGTGACATTATATTATTTGGTAGTGCCGCTACCTTTAGTGCTATTACTAATTCTAATTTTGGTGCAACAGATTTTGCTGATAAAAAATTTATGGTAACAAGCGTGCCATCATCAACCACACTTACAATTACGATGCCATCAAATGAAACGGGATCCGGTGCAAGTACATCAGGTGGTATAACTTATTTTCAATATTATCACGTAGGGTCTTCTAACCAAAAACTAGTCTTTGGTTATGGTATACCTCTATGGGGTGGAACTGTTTCAACTCCACAAACTACAACATTAAATGGATCATTAAGTGCTAATGCATTTGGTACGGGTGGATCTGGAACAAGTATTACACTAACAAGCACAACAGGTTTTCCAACTACAGGTACAAATTTTATTCAAGTTGGAACAGAGGAAATTTCTTACACAGGTGTAGCAGGAAATAATTTAACCGGTATTACTAGAAATGTTAGAGGAACTACAAATACTTCTCACTCTAGTGGGGCAACAGTTACAAACACAAGTAGTTTTTCTGGATGGGGTCAATCTTCTACTGTTACAAATACTGTTACAGAACCAGGACTATGGTCTTTGGATAATTTAGGAAGCACTCTTATTGCTTTAATTTTTAATGGAGCTTGTTTTGAGTGGAATGCAGATGCAACTAATGCTGTTTTCAATAGAGCAACAATTATATCAGGTGCACCAACAGCGTCACGTGATATGGTAGTGTCTACACCTGACCGTCACTTAGTATTTTTTGGAACTGAAACAACTATTGGTGATCCAACAACCCAAGATGATATGTTTATAAGATTTTCATCTCAAGAAAATATTAATGACTACACACCTACAGCTGAAAATAGTGCTGGTACACAAAGACTGGCCGATGGATCACGGATTATTGGAGCTAAACTTGGTAGAAATGCAATTTATGTTTGGTCTGATACATCTTTATTTACAATGAGATTTGTAGGAACTCCATTTACATTTGCTTACGAGCAAGTTGGAAATAACTGTGGATTAATTGGTAAGAATGCAGCAGTGGAAGTAGATGGCGCTGCTTACTGGATGTCTGATAATGGTTTTTTTAGATACACAGGTAAACTAGAATCTATGGATTGTTTGGTTGAAGATTATGTTTACGACAGTCTTAATACAACATCTAATCAAATGGTTTATGCAGGGATTAATAATTTGTTTGGAGAGGTCACATGGTTTTATCCAGAAGCTGGCTCTACCGTAAATACACAATCTGTTACATACAGTTATTTAGATTCAACTGCTAAAAGACCTATATGGTTTGTAAACGCAAGTCCTTTATTTATTAGAACAACATGGCAAGATTCTGCAGTATATGGTTTGCCTCATGCAACTCAATACGATGCAGGGGATGACGCATCGTTTGATGTAATAGGTAACACTGAAGGAGTTTCATATTATTATGAACATGAAACAGGTGTTAACCAAATAAGAGCAGGGCAAACTACAGCTATTCCAGCGAGTATAACGTCTGGTGATTATGATATTACACAAAAGGTTGTAAGAGGGGCCGCTACAAACATGGCTGACCTTAGAGGTGACGGTGAAAACATTATGAGAGTTAGTAGAATTATACCTGACTTTATATCTCAATCAGGAAATGCTATTATACAATTAGATTTAAGAGATTATCCTAGTGACACAGCAGTTAGCTCATCATTAGGTCCGTTTACAGTATCATCTACAACAACAAAAGTAGATACACGTGCAAGAGCAAGAGCTATAGCTCTTACAATATCTAACACAGCAGTGGATACTAGTTGGAAACTAGGAACTTTTAGATTAGATATACATGCTGGAGGAAGACGATAATGTCAATTACAAGATTACAACAAGCTAGACAGATGTATGCGATGGGCCAAAGAGTTGGAAGAATTGCATTTGGTGGTGGTGGTACTTATGGAGAAGTAGATAGAGGTTATCAAGGTGGTGGTAAGGGTGGATATGGAGATGCTGGTAAAGGTAGTGCAACAGGTGGAACTGGGGAAGGAAATGGGGAAGGACAGATCGTAACACAAAATCCTGTTTATGGAGATCCTGATCCTTACACAGATAATCCTTTAAACAAAAGAGATACTATTACAAGTTTTATGGATAACTATAACACTCAAAAAAAAACTATGGGTTTTAAAAATTATATTCCAGGTATGCAATTTTATAATATAGCTAAGACAGCATTGCAAACTGCAAAAGCTAGAGAGATGTTGGGTTTAGCACCTACGACGGTAGGACCAGATATTATTGATAGTGATGGTGGTGAAGGTATTATGGAAGTATATACACCAGAAATGTTAGATGTTACAGATTCAGTTGTTGAGGAAGAAGAAATAACACCTTTTGAAAATAGATTTGAATTATCTCCTGATGTTACACAGGCAAAAGGAATTGAACGTTTAATTCAAGATGAAGCAATAGCTGAAATGATAGGTAAGTTATATACATAATGGCAAAAATAGTACAATCATTAACTAGAGCAAGCTCGGAGTATGAAGAAGACGTAGCACAGTCTTTGGTTAGGGATTTAGATGCCGTGTTAGAAAAATTAAATAGTACGTTTCAAGAAGAATTAAAACAGGAGATAGAAGCTAGAAGTTTCTTTTTAGATTAATGGCAGTAGTAAACCAATATAAATTTGTAGGTATAGATAACAATACAACAGGAAGTGCTTTAGTTCCATTAGGGGCAGGTAATCCTTTGGTTAATGAAACTTATATTATTAAATCTATTTTAGTTAAATCTGCAGGAACTCCTACACCTACAGTAACAAATGATGGTATTGTTATTATACAAGCAGCTCAATTAACAGCAAATACAACAGTAGAATTATTAACACAACCGTTGATAG